GGGGCGTATCACCCCTGGTATCTACCCTAACCTGAGAGGTTAAGGTAGACAGCGGTATCCCACCGCTGCCAAGCGAACCCAGTCTTAAAACCTGGGGTCGTCAATTCACCTGGTACCCAGCTGGAAGGCATTTCTGCATCCCAGCTGGAGGTGAATTGTCGCTTCCTCGTGTATCTAGGTCTATCCACCCGGACGGACATAGCACACGAGTTAATCGATCGCTGCAAAAAGCACATGAACAGCCCCGAAGGGTTGTACTTGCGCGGCTTAACCGAATGTGGCGTAATTATCGCACTCTCCGTGATACGTATTTTAACCGCATGGGGCCGCCAGGCATAGTAAACTAAAGCCTGGCAGTCCTTGTCGGAAACAATACGCAGCATAGATTGTGGGACTTTTATTCCACTATCGTCATTATCATACCTTGGGACAAAGTCTTTTCTTACTCTTGCGAGTAAGTACTTGACCGAGCCCTTTAGTATGATGCCTGTCCTTGTAGAGAACAGGTTAAGCTGGTTAATTACAGCGTAGGCGTCCTGCTGGGTATCTAGTTGCTTAACATAGACACCCCGGATATTGACTCCTTGGAAGAAGTCAGCACCGCAGGACTCCCTGAATGGACCTTCTATGAAGGTCTTATCGCGGTTTATGACAAATCCTAGGGTATTTAGGAGCCACATCACAGAGGTCGAGCATTCACGCTCACATATGATGTCGTCCCCATTTACGCCGAAGTTGCCATAATCCACACCACGAGGATACAAGATCTTGCGATCATGTACCTTCATGGCTGCGATAACAACACATGAAAATAATATGGTCTGAAGGGGAAAAGTAAAACCATTCCCCATCGTACTGACCATATGAAGATCATGGTAGCTGGCCCCAATCTTACAGCGCTCAGAGCGGTACTTTACCAACCAGCTATACCAGCTGGGAGGCAGGCACCATTTGAGCATACTTAAAGATATAGAGTCAGAGGCAGAGCTCAAATCAATGGTAACATAGTTATCAAAGATAGAGCCCTGTCTCGCTAGCTCTCGATTTTTGAGCTGCTGATTGGCAAGGTTGATGCCGAAGCATTCTTCCAATCGACGCTCTAGTACATGGCCGAAACCAAGCTGATAGAACATATTCAGCGTGGGCTCAACGCATATTGTACGCGAGATGTCGCAATTCTTCGGAACAAAGCTAAGACGATTACCTTCAACTACAGAGGCCTCACCGTGGTTTCCGTGTCGGATTGATTCCGCATTGGACCACTCGGGAAAGCTTTTTATGTAGCGCTTATATAGTTCATATAAGTAGGGTTTCGTATGGGTCAACGACGAGTCGTACAGTTTAACGTACCAATCGCCGCCGCGCGAATCGATAGCAGAACCAGGACCACAACGCCCATAATAAAGGGCGTCATAGTCATGATCAAATATCGCATTCGTCCCGTCCTTATACCAGAATTTATACAAGGCGCGTCTAAACTCGCCGAGTAATTCATCCTGGTACGAGGAAACGGGTTCAGGGACTACCCAGGTCCTGCATGCTTCATTGCATTGTAGGAATTTTTCGGAGGCTCGGGCGTCAAGAATCTCGCTAGAATCGGGCTTTAATTTCTTCAAGCACGACCTAACGATACTTGCCACCGCTGCTTCCTTCCTGGTCATCCCTGGCCACAGAAAGTAACCGCCTACAATGGAATTGTAGGCGGCCTCGCTGATTTGACCTTTAACGTCACCTAGAAGGTGAGTGTAAAGAGCCGTCGGATTTAGGCCCATAGACTAAACACTCCGTCAATGGTAAGGGAAGGGGTTATAATGAAGTCATATTCAGGACGAGCTGCATACGCTTTGAAAAAGCGTCGGCAGTTTCGCCCGGAATGCGCTTTACCATCGGCCACCCAAACGGGTCGTACGTGCCTACATAAGTGTCGCCTGGTCGTGAGACCATGGCTTCACTAAATAAGTCCGATTCGACATGCTTGGCCCTAGAGCCCGTCCACATCTGCCAAATGGCCAAGCGGCCACGGCCGGATGATTTCGGGTTCGAGGGATCTGTGTACGATAAGTAAAGCGGGTGCCATTCGCTAGCGAGAGGAATCTCGTCAACGAAAATCACTCTGACTCTATATTTATCCTTTGACCTATTACCAAAGACCTTAGCCGCGATAGCACGTTCTGCTGCAGCTGCGGAAAACTTATCGAATATCCGCATTGCAGTAGAGATCAAGAAGCCATCCTGAATAAAACCAACTTCAAAATATATCTTGCTCATTTTGCCCTCCGAGGGCAGAGTTAGTTAAGTAAAATTGAGGGGGGGCAGGGTGATCCCGTGCTTACCCGCTAAGTATCCGGCAAGTGAATAGACAATAATAGCAGCTAAACGCTGCCATAAGGTCTTATATGAACTGGGCGGCATTAGAGAACGCCGTTACAGAGCATATCACCCCATCCCGCTGACTGCTGCCAAAGGGCACCAATCATAAGGGATTCGAGTGCGCGAACATTCACGGCGTCATACGCATCAGATCCGGCAGGTACATTTCTAGTGTACTTGGAGGTTGATACGAGTGGCGCCTGGTTGGCCGCGAAATTCACGCCCTTCCGACCTAAGACCCCATACGAATTAATGGGAATCGAAGGGTACTTTCCCGTCACTGCATTAGCGGACGGCAAGCTTTGAGTGCTTGCCGGCCGAGTAAACAGAATCGAGAAAGGATCGGAAACAGCATGCGTGCGAACATTAGTTTGTGTACCGCCAAGGGTGGTGACAACATATTGTTTGCCGTTAATGCTGGGAGGAGTGTCGGTAGTCATCGTGTACGTCGGGGACGTAAGTCCCGTCTGTGCACCGCCTGTTACCGGAGAAGACAACGAAATCGACATGAGGAAAACCTCTAACGACGGATTGCTTTCTTAGCCTCTTCATGAGCTCGCGCGAGGGTGGCAATGTTCAGCCACCTCCTAGACCCAAACCCAGGAATCGAGAATTCCAATGATGGAACCCCGATTTCGAAGTCTGAAGTCCGCGAGACATCCTTGCGAGACCACCTTGGTAGACCAGGTACAAAAAACATGGTACCATCTATCTGCTTAGGATTAAAAGTCGGACCCGGGAAAAACTCTACGCTGGGCTGCACAACACTGCGTTGTGTAGCGATGCGTATAGTCCGGTTGTACCAACTCAAATCAGCAGTATGGAAGGCCCATGCACTCAAGATATCGTCTATATTGACGAAATAATCGGCTACAAAGCTCCATGGGATCAATTCCCATATGCTAGGCACGAAGTTAGATGGATCGAATCCAAATGACTCCGAAGCTAAGTAGAGCGGGTTATCAGCCTTGCGAGTGATAGCGCCACGATATATGACAATTTTCTTGCCAGTATCGCGACGCCCCCACGACACTTGAGCCATTGACCCAACCACGCGCCCCCCATCAAAGACATCAGAAGACGCAAAGTCTTGCTCTGCATATCCACGAACTGGTACGTGCTGTTGCACGAAGTTCGCGTTTTCTGCTAAAGCTCGACAAGCACCATCTATGTCCTGAATGAAAGGCGCCCAGCCGAATGTAGCTTCAAGATACCGATCAGTGAACCAGCGCTTGCGCTTAGAGATGGCAATCCTCGGACCTCTGCCCGCTAAATACGTGCAGAAGTTGATCATGCCACCAAAGAGCCCACGCGCGCCACCCTTGAGTAGGTTAAGTGTTGAGTGGAGTTCGCCCGCAGCAACCAAAGCCATAAGCTGAGTTTGCTGTTTGCGTGCATCCGCATAAAACTTACCTAATGCCTGGTTATCAGCAGTGTTACCGGGATCTACAATCCCGGGGTCACCTACAACAATAATGTTGCCTTCAGCTGTAGACTTACACGTCTGGAGAAAGCCTGAGGGGTACTCCTCAACAAAATCACGACGAATTGTCGTATGACCCGGTTCGTACCGAGATTCAGATGCAAACAACTCTGTAGACGCATTGTTGCCAAGTGCAATAAGACGTTGCCAACCAGGGATATTAGCCCCAGTGACACGCGAACTGCCGCAACTAGCGGTAAACTCGTTGGTCGCTGTATGAACATCGGCGGGAATCGGGGTCTTCGTCAAATCATACGTATGATGTTGGGGGACCCAATAGGAATTACTTCTAGACGGCATAAAGTACAACCTCTAACTGATAGGGGGAAAACCATCCCTACTTCCGCAGCAGGAAGAACACCTAAACGCGCAAGCGCAAGGTGTCGTGTGGAGAGCCCACACTAAGAAGAGCCCGAA